GTTCCGTCTCCGAAACGTCCGTAACAGGTTTGAAGTCACACGCAATCTTTTCCGCTTGTTCCAGCTCGCCTTTGTCGAGGAGAGACTGCACGGTCTCAGATAGGAGAGCAAGCTGCCTCTCTTTAAAGTAACGGAATGTTTGGTCTAGCAGGTAATTGAGATTGAACGATGTATTTTCATACTCTTGACTCAACCCTGGAAGGATATCCTCTTCAATCTCCTCAGCTACGTCCTTTGCGATGCGATTACTCTTAATCTTTTCAAAGAATATACCCTCAATATCCTTCCCCGGCGCTTTGTCGTACTTTTCAAAGTATTCCCAGACCCAGCTTGCAAGTCTTTTTGCTGCGGAAGATTCAAGATAATGAGGATCCCACACCCGTCGGACCTGGCGAATGTAATCCGTGGAAGTTATAAGACCAATTATAATTTTTCGCTCAATCATTAGAGGAGAGCCTTTCTACAAGTAACATCAATTCCTTTACACATACATCGATTGCTTCTTGCTCGGTATCAAAAGTTCCGAGCGGAACACTTCTTATTGTGGAATACGCTGTAAATAGATTCCAATTATGGAGACTTGGCTGATACGTAGCAACTTTTATTTTTCCCACAAACAGCGCATCATACGAAATGTACTCCGTCCTAACTTTTTTAAATCTGGCGCGGACGTTTAACTGAAATTTTGTTCTCACATCAACCTCCTTCCTTCGTCATTGTAATACTCTCCGTCATCTGCTTGGTGCCACCTCTCACCAAACTCGGTCTTGACCTTTGGCCCAGAGTTTCGTGGAAGTTCCTTACCGCTCCTCTCCATTGCATCCTCAAGTCTCTGGAACTTCTCTTTCAAAGCTTGACCCGATTCAACGACAGGGATGTATGCACCTCCTATGTTTTCATTGTACCAGGCCAGGACGGTCTTAATTCGTTTTGGTGAAATCTCTTGATCCTCTATCATTTGACAGATTGAGTAAGCCCAAGATTTAATTTGCTGGAGAGAGTGTTTGATATGCTTCTTAGATTGGATAGTTTTTGATAACATTTCTGCTATTGGAAGATACTTTATAGATCGTTCTACTTTGGAAGGTTTCTTAAGGGTGTGAGGAATGTTATTAGTTTTATTTAATATATTAAGATTATGAGTATTATTTATAATACGAGTAATCGTATGCCCACCCTGTGTGTTTTCCCAAGGGTGGTAAAAACGGGAGGGGTCTACCCTTGTAGTCTCAGAGGGAGAATCTAGTGGAGCACTCCATGAATAGTAAATCTTAACACGGTATTCACTGATTGTGGTTGCACTCTTTACACGAACTCCCTCTATGAGATTTAACTCCTGTAATCTTTTTTTAATCCTCCGCACCTTATCTACCCCCCACCCAACTTCTTTCGCGGTGCTCTCTACTGTTACTTTCAGTATTTCTGATCTTTGCCACTTTGCTGTATAATAATAGTAACAATAGAGAGCTACAAGATCAATTTTCTCGGGCTCTCCAAGTAAATGATCGAGCAGTGGTTTAAATAAAATGATTGGTTCCTGTTCTACAGGATATAAAGGATGTCTGGGTGAATAAATTGTCCTTTTCATCTCGTCAAAATAAAGACACCCGAAAGAGATTGGGGAAGCCATTCCGTCCTCTTCCAGGCGTCAGTACTAACTAAAAACCTAAAAAAATGAAAAATGAGTTTTCTTACAATATTGGCTTCCATGTAATTTATTCCTAATTTATTCAGGATAAAAATATATAACCTAATTCGAGTAAAAAAATATCTCATAAATTATTTTTTAATCTATTATAAATCAATTTATTATCTGCTTTACCATGTAGTCTGCTTCTGCTTGGGACATGCTTCCTGGATCATCTATTATTTCAACTCTAAAAGCATCAACTCCTCTGAATTTTAAGTCAGCAACTAATGATTTTGCCTGTTTTGTAGCTTCCGATTCATTATCAAACATGATTGCAACTCGCTTAAATGCTTTCGCAATTTGTCGAACCTGGGCGGGTGTATACTTTATTCCAAATGTAGCACAAGCAGAACTTCCAAGTCGCCAGACGTCCGTCGGTCCCTCAACACAGATTCCGGTCCTCCCCCACTTCTCTTGTCGTCCGTATATAATCGTCTTGTGAAATATGCGTTCTCTGTCCTTCGGACAGGTAATGTATTTTGCAGGATGCTTGTCAGTTATATCCCGAGAGGTAAACGATACAGCGGAGTAATTCCATAGGACCGGGATTATTATACGGAATTTAAGATCTAACGAATCAAGCCGGGATACTGGCCCAGTACCAACCAGATTCCATTCCCGTTCGAGCCGGTCGGGATCGAACCTTCTTCGTTCGAGGTATCTCCGATGATTCTCCTCGAGAGGTCCCGTTCCGGAAGGCATCCTGTATTCTTTTGCCGCGGAAGGTGCGGACGGCTTCTTAACCGGAGAGAGGAGCAATCCATATTGTTGTAATATTGCTCTTACTTCTCGCTCTGGGAGGTGTATGAGTTCTGTTATCGAGGAAAGAGGATCATGCCACCCACACCGCCAGCAATAAAAGTAATCGTCATAAAGATTGTAACCAAGATGCAGGCCAGGGTTTCCTGTACAGAAAGGGCACTCAGTATTCACCCACCCTGGCCTGCAGTGTTTGTGTCCCTCAGTTGCGTGAGGAACAGAAAAGTCTTGATATAGCTGAATGATGTCCATTTTTATTCCGTTTCTTCTCCAGCTTGTTTTCCGGGGTTTGTATCTGTATCTTTCAAGTCATCCAGTTCAAGTTTTAGCTGAAGTTTGGTAATCTTTACAATGTCTTGTAGCCGTCCAAGAAATTCCTCTGTTGCTCTAGTCAAAGCTTCATCAATTCGTGAGGAGCTTCTTTTATTTCCAACAAGGATATTGAACAGGTAATTGCTATTCCTATTTTTAAAAGCAATCAATCGAGTTTCCCGTACCTGTTCTTCAATTGTTTCTGTTATGCTAATCTCCTTAATCAGCTCATTTGCTTTATTGATGGTTTCTCTTTTCATAATCGTACTTTTTGAATTTTCTTTTCCTGTGGGAACTCAAAAGGATCCCAATTTGCAATACTCCAATCGATGGTAAGCTCCTTCCTCCTCCTTTTTTTCTTCTTACGAGGAAGCTGGGCACTCTCTTTCCATTGTTTTAGTATCTCTGCTTTCTGTTGATCGGAAGCAAGGGCTGGCATCTGAGAGAATGCAAAAGCCAGCCCAATCATAGCTGATAATCTACCGCTCACCATCATCCGGGATGTTTGGGAAACTATATTCGCTCACTACTGGAATATTTATCTCTCCCAGGAGAAGCTCGCCCATCCTCTCTCCCTGCATCTTTGCAATTGAAGGAAAATCCTTTTCATTCTCCTCATGCCGTCCGAGATTGAAGACTGTAGCAAGATTCTTGTCTTTTGCAACAAGGAGTGTGTATTTCCGGTTCCCTTTCTTTACCTGGACTTCTTTGGTTGTAATAACAAGGTCACGCTCTGCAATCTGTTTGTAGAGTGAGGTGATGAGATCCTTCGGGAGGAGCATGGCGAATCTTTTGACAACATACTTGTCAATCTTTGCCTGAATATAGGCACCAATTTTCTTGAACAGTTTCATTTGTTTGTGAGATTTATGTTAAAATAATTTCTGTCTTACATTACCGCGGAAGGTTCCTTTCCCTTCCGTACGGACGGAACCATCAGCATCCTGATACACTCTTTTCGAGAGCCAGACCAGTACTCCATGCCTTCTCTGGCGACGACGCTCTTCTGTTGCTACTAAGCAATGTGCGGAGCGGGGAGTTTGTTTGAAAATCCCTGCATTGACGAGATAAGAAAATAATTTGTTGTTCATTTCTTTTTGTTTTTAGATATTATACATTAGTTTGTTAAAGCCAGTTGAAGATCTTTTAATCCTATGAGGATCTTGTGATACGGAACTCCTTGTTGCAGAAGCAATTGAATTACTCTCCTCTCGGCATCGCTCCGAGGTGGTTTTCCAGGTGCGGAAGGTTTCTTTTCTCTTGGAAGTTCTAAGAACTTTTTTGGTGCTCTTAAGATCACTTTTGCAACCTCCTGCGCTTCCTTGCTGAGGATCTCAAAAAGGAACTGAGAGGAGTGAGGAGTGTTATATGTTTGAAAAACAACCTCGTCATTCTTCACATACTTTTGCTCCTTCCTTGCAAAGTTGATCAGTTCGTCTCTCATATACTGCCAGACGTGGGTTGTTAGTTTTCCGCGGGCAGGATTGTAAGTCTTAAGAGCTTTACAATATGCTAAGGATGCCTCCCCCATAAGCTCCTCAAAGTCGATTCCTGTTGTTGAGTGGAACGACCAGGCTGCTTTCCTAATTAGGTTAAGGTCATTAAATTGTTGTTCCATGTTTATCCAACCATTATGATTGTTTCGCTGACATACTCACAATCAAATATATTCTGGTAGTACTTCGTTCCTTTTGGGATGATGAATTTAAATACCTTTTCATCACGTCCCTTATTACATTTTGCTTTTTCTTCTTCCATGTACGAGTGATACCCTTCATTGATATTGTATTCATTTGCCAACCAATGTATTTTTTTTAATATGATTAGAGGCTGATTTTCACCGGGCTGATAGTAGAAAGGAGCATGAATCGTGTTATTGAAGGCAGCTCCGTACCCCTTCTTTGTTAGTCTTCTTTTTAAAGCCTTCCAGCATACTATATCTTCACTGGCAATTTTTGGTCTTTGATTCTTTGTTGCTACAAAACACATGATTTCTACGGTTTTTAGTTTAACTTGAATACTGTTTTATAAGTTCAGTTAGTAATGATTCTGTTTCTACTTCTTCTCCATCCAGGACTTGTCCCAGAACTTTTCTTTTCTGATCAATCTGCTTTGCAATCTGTTCTTCAATCGTGTCTCTTGCAAGCAAGTAATAAATGTTTACACTACTTTTCTGTCCAATCCTGTGACAGCGGTCTTCTGCTTGTTCAAGATCACCAGGAGACCAAGGAAGTTCCAAAAACGCAACACTTGAGGACGCTGTAAGCGTGATCCCCACACCTGCTGCTTTGATATTTCCTACAAAGAGTTTTACTTTTGAGTTTGCTTGGAATGAATCAACGGACCGCTGCCGTTCTGCTTGTGAAACAGACCCATCAACCTTGACAGCAACCTTTCCAAACTCTTTCATAAGAGCATCAATTACAAATTTATGAGTTGCAAACACAACCAATTTATCTTCAATCTCCAGGAAGTCCGAGATCCACGCGATTGCTGCTTTTAACTTTCCTTTGACTGCAAGTTGCTTTAACTCCGCAATTCGAGTAAATGCTTCTCCAGCAACAGCACGTTCCGCAGCTTCCTCTCCTTTTGTATCTTTCACGTATTGTATGAAGTCATCCTCTGCGATAGCATACTCTTTACTAACAAACTCAAGAGGAACAAAGGATCTAACCTTTGCTGGAAGTTCCTTCAAGACGTCTTTTTTCAATCGTCTTAGCATGATTGTCTTATCAAGGATGCTGTGGAGTTCCTCTTTGTGACTAGCACCACTCACATCAAGACCAAACCCGTTATTTCTTGCCGCACAGTAACGATGAACATACCGCCAGTAGTCAGGAAACAGTTCAGGATTAATAATATGTAAGGCGTTAAATGCTTCTACAGGTCTGTTTACGATAGGTGTTCCAGATAGTGCGATGAAGTGCGGAACTTTCCTCGCAACCTTCTTTACAGCTTTTGTTCTTTTGGCGTTATTGCTTTTATAGTAATGACATTCGTCAGTTATAATCACTTTTGGGAATGTTTGCCGGATCTGTTCAATCCAGTTAAACAAGATGTCGTAATTTATTATGATAATGTTTCCCGTAATTTGCCAAGGGGTTGTCCCTTGTAGGATTTCAATGTCAGGCGACGTCAACCATTTACTCGCCTCCCTCCCCCAGTTATACTTTAATGATGCTGGAACGATTATAATAGCAGGGCGGAGCTCAGGATGGATTTCCAGCCAGGCAAGAGCTTGTATCGTCTTACCAAGTCCCATCTCATCTGCTATAAGAGCCCGTCCTTTAGTCTTTTCTAAGAATGCTACACCTTCACTCTGGAACGGATATAATTTACTCCGCGAATCTCCGAGGATCTCATCCGTCCGGTGGTTAGCATCCGCTAAGAATTGATCCAGGAGTATATCCAAAGTAAAACCCCAAGAAATTAATGAATATAATGTGGACGTAAATAGCGGAGCCGACCAGCAGTCGAGTTCCTTGTGCCATTTCCGACCAGGTATAGATCGAACCTTCTCGAGGAGATCAAGATCAAAAGGAAACTCAATCTTTATAATCTTGTCTCCCCGACGGTTCTTTGCATATGATGCAACTCTGCCTTGCATTACAATTGTGATATTTTTACTGCAGAATGTAATTTACAATATCATCAATCTGCTCATTTGACAATGACATCTCATCTGGATCAATTGTAGCTCCTCCTAGAAGCTGTGAAAGAATTTTGATTGCAGTTGTCGTTCCAGAGACTCTTCCTTCTCCGCTGTAATTGTCAATGTAGAGACCTTTGATAGTTGATGTGTTTGCTTCTACAAACTCCTTCAGGATTTCATAATCCGACTTTGGCAGGAAAGGACGAACAATATCCATAACAGTGTTTGCATGAATCTGCACATCCTTGATTGTCATTTGAAGGGCACGGATTGTTTCATTGACCTCTTCAATCTTGTCGTTTGCATCTGAAGCAGCGTCTTTTGCCCTGTCTGCAGCACTTTCAGCATCGTCTGCATAACTTCTTGCATCCTCAATGTGTGTCTCTACATCATTCAGATCAATCTTGCCTGACAAATCATGAATCTCTTGCAAGCCAGTTTCCATTTCTGTAAAGACAGTCAAGAGGCGTTCTTTTGTTTCATTACTCATTTCCATTGTTGTAAGTTTTTAGTTATACAACTTTTGTGAACTCTTTTGCATCTTCTTTTGCAAGAATGCCTTCTTTCATCGCGGTGAAGGCGAAGCGACTTCTCTCATCAGGATGAGCCCACCTGAGGAGTTCTACTAGACCCATTTCTGCAATCTTCTCAGGAGGAAGATTTTTATGATAGGAGCTGACATTCTGCTCTATCAATTTTCTTGTACTCGTTTTCTTTTCTGCCATTTCTAAGGTTTTTAGTTTGCGTGTAATAAATGTAAGTCAAGATATTCTTCATTTTCTTTTTGAGCTTTTTCTACGTTCTCTTTGATAGTTTTGTCGGAGATGTTTGGAATTTCCCAGGAGCATGTATAGCTTGATCCGAACCTAACAAAGATTATGAATTTGTTTCCTGCTGGTGCTGTTCTATACCAGCATCGTCGTAAGGTGGTAAAGATTTCCTCTTCTTCCTCCATATAGATTACCGGTCAAGAATGTCCTGGAGAGCACCAATGGCAGACTCTACACTTTCTGCCGACTCCTCTATCGCACTCACTGCCTCTTCAGAAGCCTCATAGCGTTCTCCCGCCTGGAGGTTTTCAGGAATGCTATCAAAGTAATCCTGTTCCTCACTAAGGACTTCCTGTAATTCATCTCTCAGAGTTTCAAGCTGGGATTGAATTTTCTCGATCTTTTGTTTTCTTGGTTTGTTCATAGCTGATTTGTTTTAAAGTTTATACTTTGTATTCTTTTACAAGCTTCTTGAAGTCCTCTACAAACTTTCGTTTGTCCCAGGAGGAGATTGAACAGAGAAGTTGGCTACCAATCTTGACGTCGATGTAAAGTGTTTCCTTGTGCTTTACTTCTTCCTCAAAGGTGACAAGAGCTGTCCCTATTAACATTGTTGATTTAATTTTTGCCATCTTCTTTAAGGTTTAACAATCTTTGAAATTCCGTGAATGACTCGAGAAGAAAACAGGTTCCGTACATCTGCTGCAAGATTGTAAACATAATCTTCTTTGCCTCGTCAGAGCGAATGTAATCTGTTCCATTTAGTTTAACTCCGTCCATCAATCCACTAAGGAACGGCAGAGGGTTGGAAGGAGTGTATTCATCAAACATTGCAGAAGCCAAGACAGGAAGCACGGAGGTGGTATATTTTTCTCTCTCTTCCTTCTTTATAAGTTTTTCATAGTTCCTTCCAATGTTGACAAGGAAGACAGAGTGTGTATCAAACACGTCTACTGTCATATCCGTCCTTCTGAAGATCGAAGAATTACTAATAAGTGTTTCTTTGGAAGTTATTTGCACAGCTTCCATGAACATATCAGCATCCTCTTTCTCAAAAAAGGTGAGTGTTTCGTATGGAGGTTTCTTTGCCATGTCATCTTATTTTTACCATCCAATTGCTTCTGTTGCAGCAGCAGGGAGATATCCGAGCTGTGATCCTTCTACAAGATATACAACCTTGATCGGATCATCTTCATCAGGTTCTTCCTCATCAGGCTCGAGAGGGACAACATCCATGATGGAATACTCAAATGGCCACGATGGTTGCATTGCCAGTCTTACTTCTGCTTCATCTGGCATTTGCTCCAATGCTTCTTTCAATTCAATTACTGTCATTTCTTTTTGGTTTTTTAGTTAACGAATGAGCGTAGCAGTCTTTCGACTGGCCCGACTCTCACGGGCTGTACCTTGCTGCTAACTTCAAACCTTATCTTTTTGATGCATTGCAATTTCATGAACAGCAATGCAAACTGCTACAACAATCGCGATAGCCATCATCCTTTCGTTCTTCTTTTGATAGAATTGAATGAGGCTTTTACAACCGTTATAAGGAAAGTTATCGCCCATACGATAGCTATCCATCCGGTGAGTTCTTTCGAGGCCTCAACTGCCATGCAAATAATAAGACCTCCCAGGAGACCGAACGAAATCGATGCTCCGAGCAAAGGTAAATCAATTTTCTTCATTTTGTTCAGTTTGATGTGAAAAACTTTTTCTTACTTCTTTAATCATCTCCTCACCAATCTGTTTGGGGAAGACAATCGGAGTTTTGGTTGTCTCTACAACCTGCGTTGCAAGTCTTTCATAGATGTCGAGGGGGACCTCTATGAGGATTGTTTTGGTTTCTTCAGCCATTTCTATGGAGTTTAGTTAATAGAAAGAAATTAGATTTTGGAGGAAACTTTGTCCGCACCATCGTGCCTTGATGCATTTGCATTCTTACATCTTCAGCCATCGTTCTCCGCTGGACTGCTTCCTTAAGTTCCTGCGGCATCTTATATTTCGTTCTAACCAGGCGCATCTATTTACATATTACGAGAGGGAAAACGGCATCAAGTGATGCTTCTCCTTTAATCCGTCTTAACATCCTTCCTGTAAGGGAAGAAGGGAGGAGATATCCAAATGTTGGAGAAGGAGGAAGTGGGCGTTGAGATGATTCAATCTTCTGACGAACATCATATGCTGTAAGACGCACGGTTTCTTTATTATCATTTTCATTCATCACTTTACAGTTTAGGTGATTAATAATCTCCTGTAAGGTACTGCGCGTAATATTTCCTTCCTTTCTTTGTCAGCCAGGCAATTCCAATATCATCACCTCCGCGATTATAGTCGACAGGGAGGATCATGAAATGTGTGAATTTTGGATCTGGGCGAGTGAGTGAGGCCTTCCTGAGAGTTGAAAATGGATAGACTTTTTCCATCTCAAATCGATCATCAATCTGAAAGTCATCAGGATCGGAATCTTCAAGGAGCCTTCCTCCTTCTATAATTTCACCTTTGACATTTGCCTCAAAGTCGGTGAAGAAGGTGTCAACTTCAACATCTGAAAGAAGGAAGCCTTTCTCTGTAAAGAAGTCCGGAAAAAGAAGGATCCTCTTAACAGCATCCGCCTTCCAATCTTCGTAATCTTTGCACAAACTGAACGCTCCTATAAAGCGACCTTTCTGAGGTTGAGAGTGGGCAAGGAGAGCATTGATGATAATCTGTCTGTTCTTTGTTCTCATCTCAGCCTCCTCTTCCATTTTAGTTTCTCCTCTGGAGTTGCAACGCGGAGATCCGCAATCGCCTCCCATAATTTATTGTTCATATCCTGCCTTCCAGCAATGTAGGCACAGCGGCAAGTTAGTTCATGCTCTGCATCAATCTCGGGACGATCAATAACTTGCGTCACCGTCCCGACAGCATTCCCTCCGAGAGAATCGTCAATCAAGGTGACAATTTGCCCAATCCTGATTGGCGTTCCGTCAGATAAAAGAGTTTTTCTTTTTGTTTTCATCTTTTTAAGTTTGAAGTTACTCGAATTTCCTAATTACAGGATAAATATAATAATTGATAACCTGATATAAAAATTTTACACCAACTATTTTTAAAGAGATTTTTACTCCTTTTTCCTAAGATATTCACCGCGAATAATGCTGAAATAAACTCTGGGAGATACACTCGATTCCTTGGTTGTTGCGGCATTTGTTAATATGTCCGTGGTAGCAACCATCCCGAGGAGGAACTCTGCCTGTAATTTGGCTGTACTTTTGTGCTTTGGGTTGTATCCAAGAGTCTTTGCTCTTTCTTCCCAGGCAGCAAGAACGAGGTCTTCAATCTCTCTTGCCTGGTCGATTGTAATTGTAGGAAGTTTTGTCATTTTGATAAGGTTTTAAGTTATTGTTGCGGTTCCCAGATTTCCCAATCTGTTTCCCAATCCTCTCCAAATCTATCTTGCCAGAACAAATCGGGAGTACAAACAACTCCATCTTCAAATAAGTAATTTCTTCCTTTCATGGTAATCCATTCATCAGGAGAGAAATAACGATGCGTAACTTTTTTGCCTTGCATCATCATGCTAATAGCAGTTTGTTTATCCATTTCTATAAGGTTTTAAAGTTATTCCTGTAATTCTCCTGCTATAAATATGCAGTTTAAAGTTTGATAGATTTCCTTCCAGGGATTTGTTGGTACTTGTGGCCACCATCCTTGATGTGCATACTTTTCAATCTTTGGAAAGAGTTCATCAAATCTTTTTGCATGTTTGTATGCAATATCTACATATGTTAGAAGGGTAGCTCTATCAAGCTTCCACCTCTTGATTAAATCTGTAAAGTCAGGACCTGTTCCAGACCATTCTCCGCAATCAATAAGAGCACTCATTTCATTACAGATTGCATTTTGCTCTAAGACATAGTCGATGTCTTTGGCAAGTTTTTTAATTGTTGCTTTCATTTTGATAAGTTTTAAAGACATTCAGATAATTCTTGCAACCATTTTGGATCTTTCATATTTTTATGGAGTCTTTCCAATCTAGAAAGTAATTTGTCAAAAGATTCTCCTGTAACCAGTTGTGATTCTGGATTAGGAATTTCTGCATACAAAGTTAACGCAAGAAATGATGACTCACAAAGGATCTCCTTAATGACAGTCAGTTTCATTTCTTTGTAATCAAAATTACAGAGATAAACAATACCTCTTGTTGATTCTGGGATCTCAGTTCCTAAGATTGTTGTCATTTTATTCCTCTTTAAGATACATTCTTCCGTGAACGATTATGAACCAGCAGTTAAGGAAATCTGCTGCCTCGATCCCAATATCATCTGACAAGTCTTTAATCCCTGCCCAGCCTCCTTCATGCGCAAACTGTTCTAATCCATCCCAATCAGGAATAAAGACATTATGCTCATCATCCTCGAAGTAAGGAGGAACTGGATAGATGTCAGGAATAAAGATTTCCAGAGCAGGAACTTCCTTATTCAGATCAATTTCAATCCCTGCAATTTCTTCCTGCATCTTTGCAATAAGAGTAAGCTCTTTTGCCATAACAGCAATTTGGTCAATTTCAATCTCGCAATGATAGAAGCAACCGAGAAAACCTTCTCGATCTTCTAACTTGGAGAAATTAAGGCGAGCGTCTTCATCTTTGATAACAAAGGCACCTGGTTCCCAAGAAAGTTGTAATTTGTTCATTTTTATAAGTTTTTAATATTGACGAAAGTTGCAACCTTCAATCTCCTCTCCTTTCTCTAAAAGATCGTTGAGAAAAGGAATAAGTTGGGTGAAAGGAACTCCGAAGAAGCCTGAACGGAAGCCAGTTAAATCTGCAACTCTTTTGGCTTCATCTCTCATTTCAGTTAAAGAAGAAAAGGAAGAGGATCTAACTCTGATGGCTTCTTCAACTTTGGAGATAGGAAGATTAGACAGAGGGCCTGGCCTCTGAATAACTTCGCGAACGTGAGCACGAAGTTTTGCCTCCTCTGAGGCAGAAATGTTAATTTTGGTCATCTTTTTTGGTTTTGAAGTTAGCATTAAATTTATACTACAAATATAATAAAAGATTTACAGATAAAAAAATAAATCTGCAACAATTTTAAAAGAGATTTTTAGGCAGAGACGGCGAACCAGAGGCACCAGCCTCCAACAAAAATGGCAAAGAGTAATAAACCTGCCAAGATGTCATAAAGCAGATTGAGCTGACGAGGTGATAATTTTTTCATGATATTTTGGTTTTAAAGATTTTGGCAAATGTCAAACAGCCCGAATCTCCTCGAGCAGATTGAGCTGAAGGAGATTACGGGACAGATTTGATAGCTGAATTTGCTGCCATTTTGTTAGCAGTTAAACCAGCGTAAGGCAATAAGGAAAGCACCAGCCAAGATGACAAGAAATGCCATGGTTGACTGAAAGTCGGTTGATGATAAAAGCTTTTTCATGATCTTTTGTTTGAAGTTATAAAATAAAAAGAAATTTCTCACGGAAAAATACAGGCTGCCTTTATTAAAAGATAAAAACCCTATCTCTTCATCTCCATCTTATCAAATAAAAACAGAAAAAGGCGCCCTCGCGAGCACCTTTTCCTGGCAATTTTTCCTAAAAATGGAGGCAGCCTGTCTTTTCGTCTTTTTTGGCAACCTTCCCAAATCTGGAATATTTGGGATTTTTGGAGTCGACTAAGACAGTCGTGATTGTCGACTTTGCGAGAGCAGGAAATTCCTTCCAGCCTTCCTCCTGCAACTGCTTCTGCGTCATTTTGCCTTTTTCGATTAAGTCACCAAGAAAGGTAAGATAAGCGGGACGAGCTTTTGCTTTGGCAGTAGCACCTTTTTTGTCGTGCTGTTTGACGCCAATCGCATTCTTTTCAACATCAAAAACTTCGGTCTCATTCTTTGCCACAGTTGTGGCGGCTTCATTTGCTTTCATTTTGATAAGTTTTTTAGTTAATAATTATGAAGATTTGAGATAAATGGCAGCATGTCAATGAACGGAAGATAATAAATTAAATTAAATTAATTAAATTAATAAAAGAACGATATAATAAATAAATTATTATAATATAAATATATAAATAATATTTCATATAAAAAAATATTTTAAAGGAATTTTTAATAAATAACCTAATTTAAATTCATTATAAATAAGCGTAAGAGGCAGTAAAAGATAAAGGTATTATATATTAGGAAGGCAAAATATAATAAGGCAATAAGGATATAGGAAATATAAGCCTGGCAGGTGACAGGCAGGCGGATAATAAAATGGATAATAAAAAGGAGGAGGTGGTAGGCGAGTAGGGGGTCGGGGGTGGTACCCTGCCTGCCTGGGAGGCCCTGGTTTGGTTGGAGGTGGAATTATATAACCTACCTGGCCTAACCTAGTACCTAGTAAGGCCTAGTAAGTGGCAGTAACAGGTAGGTGGTTATATATGCTATTAGGTATTACTAGGTAGTATGTAAGACATAGTACCTAGGTAGGCATAGTACTAGGCCCCATATACCCCTGTCGACGCCTGCGGAGGCGGAGAGGGGCGTGATGGCCATGTTTCATAATCTCAACAATCAAATCCAAAATCACCACTTTCCGCTCCACTAGTTTCACTATGTACATTACACACGTCCGCTAGTACGTTACACACATCCGTTAACACCACTCACTACGTTACGTATGTGCTCTACAGGAACTATTGTAACACTTACATCCACTAGTAGTATTATTCGTTATTACTCCACTTTTCATTACAGATCATTACAAATCTATGCTTACAGGAATGTGGTGTAATAAAATTTCAAAAATTGTAATTGGTTTGTGGTGGAATTGCTTACAAACTAAAATGACATCTCTTGGGCGGGTCATTGGGTTTTTTACCAGTCAACCCTTTTGAGATTCGGTTTTTAGTGCGTATACAAGATTGTGGTGTGAGGGGATTGTAAGTGCGGTTAAAATAAGTTTAAAAAATAGGTAAGATTTTTTTATTTGTTAATATGGTTATTTTCCAAGGGGTTACGCGTAATTTTCTTACGTGAATTTTAGAGGTTGTAAAAATTTCTTTTTGAAATTTTTCTCGTTCTTAGATTTTTTATATCTTTATCTTGAAAAAATTGTTTAAACGATGGTTTACAACGAAGATCGGCCACGCCAAGCATATAAACTCGCTCTCCTGGGAGCAACTGACAAACAAGTGGCAGATGTCATGGGCGTCAGTATCCAGACCATCGATATGTGGAAGCGGGACAGGCCAGAATTTGCTGAGGCTCTCAGGCGCGGGAAGGACGAGGCGGATATGGAAGTGGCGGCAGCATTTTACAAGCGGGCCACGGGTTACACGGTCGTGGAGAAGCACGTTACAATCTATCGCGGTCAGCCAATCGAGTATGAAACAACGCGCCACATTCCTGCGGACCCGTGGTCATGTCAGAAGTGGCTGTCACTCCGTCAGAGGGAAAAATGGGCCGACGTCCAGCGGATCGAAACACTCACAACCAACGTCAATATTAACAGATTTGACTTTACAGGGATTTCCACAGAGGATCTCCTCGTCCTTGAACGGTTCGGTCTGAAACAACTCGCCCAACAAAGTGGAGGAAATTGAGGTCTTAAAACG